TGTTGCAGGTTTACCTAAAGCTTTTGCAAGCGCTGGTCCACCAAATTTTATAGCAGCTGCAGCTAGTGCAGCTTTACCTAATGGTGATTTAACAACTTTCTTTACAGCCTTTTTAGCTTTTCTTACAAGTTTACCTAAGAAATACCCTTGTCTCTGATCTTCGAGACTCATAATACCACCCATATTACGCATTTGTCTTTCCATATTCATTCTTGAAATTGCCATAATCTTACCTTTTTATTGTCTTTTTCTCCTATAATCAATCATATATTTCTAGCATATCAGCTAGTCCGCCGTCCATATAATCAGTTCTTCCTCTACCAGTTCTGTTACTTACAGGGCCACCCATTCCACCTGCTGCAATACCAAAACCTTGATCTTTATCTCCCAAGGCACTACCACTATAAGATTGACCACCAGCACCTTCTCCATAATTAGTTTTTCCATATTGTGCTGCTCTTTCTTTTTCAGCTTTTTTAGCTGCCGCTTCAGCTTTTCTTTGTTCTTCTTTAAATTTAGCTATTGCAGCAGCTTTGTTTTTTGTTTTAACAAAATTTTGTTTTGCTAATTCTATATTTCTTATATTACTAGTTAGGTTAGTGGTTACACCATATTTATTTTCTATATCTTCATCAGTAATTGTTCCGTCAATAAGTCCTTGTATATCACTTTGACTTATACCATATTTATTTCCTAAAGTTTCTGATATCTTGCCTGTTCTTTTATCAAAAGTTGCATCAGTCATTTTTGCTGCATTGTATCCAGCCATAATTCCTTCAGGTGTATTATATTGACCTGGTTGAGCTACTATTCTACCAATGTTATCAGTCAAAACACCTTGACCTCTTAATTGATTTTCTAAAATTGCTCTTTCATTTATTGGTAATTTATTAGAAAGAAACCCTGCTATTCTTGATACAGTTCCAATTCCAGGAATAAAATTAATTGCTTTACTTGCTAGTTGTTCAAGACCTGTTTTAGGTGGTCCATAGTAATAATCTGGATACATGTCCATTTGTTTTCGTGCTTCTGTTTCTGAAGAATATAGAGGATCATATGGATCAACAAACTGTCCTTGTGTTCGATATCTTTCTTGGTTGTCTAAAATTTTTTCACCGTAAAAATCCATTACTTCTTTAGAAGGTCTCATACCTGTAAAAGTTTCAGTTTCTGCTAATCGATTAAAAGGATCTGCTAAATCAGCCGCAGCTTTATTATACATAATCTGAGCATTTCTTACTCTTAGTTGATTAGGATCGGTAAAAGGTTGTGGATTAAATGTTTTAGCATTTATTTCACTCGCTTGTCTAAAATCATATTCAGGTCTAAAGTCAGTTCTTATCTGACTCATATCTGGATTGTATGGATTAAATCCACCACCTCCACCACCTTGTGATTGATAAATAGCTGGTATACCTGCAGCTGCAGGATCATCTGGTGCAGGATTATTTACACTATAAGGAGCAGCTCTAAATCTTTGTTGCGGTATAAAAAAATCACCTGCAGAATAAATAGCTTGGTCTACTGGATTATAAAAACCTGGTGGTGTTGCCATTATTTTTTATCCTCATCTTTATCTGACGCTGCACCTAACGGTGGCATTGCCGCAACTTTTATTTTTACAGATCTAACCACGTGTTCTTTTTGAGTGGCTGTATCTGGGTTTGCAATATCATCTTCTGCTTCTTTGTCAGAACCATATTCATAACCAGTTTCTTTGTTTCTTAAAACTACTTCTGTTTCACATTTTACTACCGGTACTTTTTTACCGTTTATGTATGTATACGCTACTTCTCCCTCTTCTATAAACATATTAATCCCTATTTATTTCTAGCAGAGAAACTACTATATGTAATCTACCTGCGGTTGTTGCTTGTGCTTTTAATATCTCACTCTCTTCTAATACAATTGGCTGTGTAATCAACTCTGTAGTTGCATTAGAAGCAATTGCTTTTGTTTTAAAAAGAGAGAATACTGCTGCACTTGCATCTGTTAAAGTTACATTAATACTATCTCCACTACCTGAGTCATCAGATACTAAAATATTTTTTACAATTGCTCTAGAATTACTAGGCGATGTATACAACGTTGTGTTATCTGTAGTTGTAAGATCTATTTTTGCGTTTCTATAAATATTAGCCATTTAAAAACCAAGAGAATCTCTCTTGCTCCTGTTCTTGTTCATCTGCAAACGTTGAATTTAATTGTTCTACAATCAACGCAATAGCTCTGTTAATTTGTTTTTGGTTAGATATATCATACTCTTCTTTTGGTTCTGGTAATCTAATTACTATTTTAGCCATTATCTTCTACCATCCGGTTGTACATCTAGCCTAAATGTGCCAAATCTCCATGATTCAGATACAGCATCATTTTCTATTTTTATATTTACAAATCTTCCACGTGCTCTTGTATCTTTTTTATCAGTACTTGCGGTAATTGTAAATGGACTCAAAGACGTTGTAGTTTGTGAATCTGAAGGGTATCTTTTAATAGCTAATGTAACTTTTGCATTACCTGCTAAATCTTTAAAATCAGGTAAAAATCTTCTAACAGCTAAAAATACATCTCCTGCTACAGAATATGATTGACCTCTCATTCTTTGTTGTAGATCATAGTCATATGACTGTATGAATGATGTAACAGTTGTTGTAGATCCATCAGGATTAACTTGATCTGTGCCTATTTCATGTTCAAATAATGTAGTTTGCCCGAGCCCTGATTCACCAACAATAACTGGAAATGTCCCTGATGCACTATCATTAAACTTAGTTGCAAAAGGTGTAGGGTATATGGTTCCATCAATCCAAGTAGTTCTAGCTTCTGTTCCTATATACCAAACAGCTCCTGTTTTAGGATTACTTTCTCCATAATTGTATACAACATATTGATCATTGTATTCTGAATTAGATGATGGGTAATACCAAGTTACCTCTGTAAACTGGTTATTTAATCCTGCGTATACTTGTTGTCCTTTTGTAGTATCAGCTTGATCATACACATAATCTTGAACTGAACACGGTATAGATTTAACTGTACCATCAAATGCAAAGAAACCATTTGGTGACATCCAATATGCAACCCCATCTATTTCTATAGCTGCGTTTTTACCTATTAAACCACAGTTGGTACCAACTTGTTCAAAACCAAATACAAAATCTCCACCAACAAATTTCATAGTGTATAATGCATTGTCCGTCCAAACTAGAATTGATTCTTTTGCTTTTAGAGCACCTATTATTTTTGTGCCATCTTGAAGTCTTTGTGAACCAGCAGTATTAATCGCTGTAATAGTATATGCATTTATATCTTCTTGTTCTGAAAATCTTATAAACATATCATCTTGTGTTGCCGTGTTACCAATTGTTGTTTCTGTTCCAAGATGAATTAAGTGACGTGTTGTTGGTGATACAAGTGTAACCCTAGTCGCTGTTGGATTATTTGTAGTTGCAAAACCAGATGTTGCTGTAGATGCTCTTACAGTTAACGGATTAGTAGCACCAGCATTCCATGTAAATGTCTTACCATTTGCAATCGTTGCAACTAATACTTCTCCAAAATTACTTAATGACCATAGACCTGGTTCTAGTGTTACTTCATCTGCTGACGATGCTTCACCCCATTTACCTGCTCCCCAAGTATCCGTACCCCAACCATAACCATATGATTGTGCAGCAGGACCCACTGGCTCGTAAGGAATTAATTCTATACTACCACCTGTAGATATAGTTGCTGATGCATTAGAACTTTGTGTAACTGTAAAAACAGAACTCGATGTAACAGAAGTTACTTGAAAGTTTTTATCTTCAAAATCAGATGCAGAATATCCTGTACCACTAGGTAAAGTTACACTATTAAATTGTACAATATCTCCTGCTACTAAACCATGAGTAGATTTAGTTATAGAGCAAACAGCAGAACCAGATGTAGTTGCAATTGTTGCACCAGATAAAGCTGCTTTTACAGGTGTAATGTCATATAGTTGACCTTCAAAATATAATAATAAAAATTTATCTGTACCTATAGCAACATATCTATTACCGGCTATATCAACAAATGCAAATTGACGTCTAGCAACACCAACTATTGTATCTGTAATTAATGATGACCAACCACCAACTTTTTCTGGTAATAAATATCTAAACCTTATGTTATCACAATCAACCCAACGTTGTTCAGCACCAACAGTTGTATTTTGTTTATCGATTCCTGGTAAGAATGTAAAGTCAAGTAGAGCCATATGTTAGCTCCTATATTTTATCTTTGTATACCCAGCCTCTCGTTGCATTAACATACACCAAGGTAAAAGCTGAAGCATTTGTTGAAACAACTAAATCAGATCCAGATCCATTTATATTAGACCCATTTCTACCAACAGTAAGGTTGTTAGATGCAAGATTGTTTCCACTATCAATAAATGTAACTTCGTTTCCAATAGCAGGTGATGCAGGTAAGTTTATTGTAACTGCAGCACTAATACCACTTCCAGATGTATCAACTAAAACTTGATCTCCATTGACTGTAGTATATGTACCACCAGGAGTGTGATATCCTTTAGTTTGTAATTTACCTGTAATGTTTGTGCCATCAGAATATAAAACTGTTGTTGATCCAATTGGTAAAGCTAGCCCGGTCCCTGATACAGTTTTAACAGTTAGTGTATATTGAGAGGAAGATCTATTTGTACCATCTTCTACAATAAATACTCTTTCTGCAGAATCTGGCATAGTAACTGATCTGTTTGCAGCTAATGTGCCAGTTAATTTATAATATAAATTTTTACCATTTGCTGTAGCATGATTTGCTAAAGACAAGGCTACATCACTAGATGCTACATCTAAAGATAAATAACCTGATGATGCTTGTTCTAATATTTGTAAGTTTGTGTTTGTAATAGTACCCCAGGTTCCTGATTTTTCACCTGTAGTAATTAATTCTAATTTTAAGTCACTTGACGTACTTGATGCCATATATTTCTCCTACGGATTGTCCGGGTCAATAGGTACCCAGGTACCAGTTGCCCCTGGAACTATCGGGTTCCATGATATCACAGAAGCAGTACCAGTTGCAAGGTTTATTCTTACCCCTGTTACACCCACTGTTTGTCCTATTTTAACAACAACGTTACCTACTGATATTTCTATTTCAGAGCCTCCTGGTAATACTCTTGCAGAGGCAGATATACCCACAGTTCCTGTGCTTACATTTACCCTGTTTCCTGTTAAACTAACAAAAACTGTTACGCCGCCTGGATCGGCAAAAGGTGAGTTTGCAAAAGGTGTTGCTCCAAATAACATAATTTTATCCTAATGATGTTTGCACTGGACTCCAAGTCATACTTGCTCCGGGCACAACACCATCCCATTTCTTAATTAATACAGAACCATCTGCAACATTTATTCTACTACCATCTGGTGTAACTGTTGCTTTTGCTACAATGGTTACAGTTCCTGTTGATAAATTTTGTCTGTTTGTAGTTACTGTTACAGTTGCATTTGCTTTGGTTGTAACATTACCTATTTCTACATCTACTCTGTTTCCTGTTACTGAAAGATTTGCATCTGCAGATATTGTAACTGACCCTGTACTAATATCGACTCTAGATCCGTTTGGTAATATAGTCGCCTTACCAACCGTTGTAACACTTCCTGTGTCTGCTTCGATTCCAGATCCTGATACAGGATATTTAAATGCAAATGTAGGTGTGCCTGTATTTAAATTTACTCTTGATCCTGTTAAAGCTGTTACAGCTTTTGCAACAATAGTTGGATCACCGCTAGATACATTAATACGGCTACCATCAGGAGATACAATAACACCTGTACCTTCAATAATAGTTACATTACCAATAGTAAAATTAAGTCTATTACCAGTAACACTTAAATTAGCATTACCTACTAAACCTACTGTACCTGTGTTAGCATTAATTCTATTCCCGGTTACGTTTACAAACGCATTAGGGTTAAATCCTGAATCTCCAAAAGGTGCTCCTGCAAAGGTAGTTCCGCCAAAAAACATAATATATAATCCTTAAAAGGGAGCTGTGTGGTATGTGGTGGTGACACAGCCCCCATCTAAGAATTATATCATCGTTTAAACCAAGAAGGAAGACCTAAATGTGGACGCTTGTCAAACATGTTATCCCTCGCTCCAGGTGTTTTACGATTGTTATAATGCAGAAAAACTTGTACGCATTCTTTGCCTTTGAATTTTTCTCTCCAATGCTCTAGCTCACAGCCAGAATAAACTAGCATATCCCCTTGTTTAAGATCTACTTTGACACCTTTTTTACCTACTTCTCCTGATGGCTCCAGATATATAGGCCAATCATCACCAGCAAGATTCATAGTAGTTGATATCTCACAACTAAATCTATCTTTGTGTCTTTTAAGTTCATCACCTTTTTTATAGATTCTAGCATATGTGTATGCAGGATATAATTTTAATCCCGTTGCTTTTTCCATACCAGGTTGACATTTAAGTAATAAAGTTTCCATAGCCATATTAGCGTATTGAGAGTATGTGTTTGGTATCTGTTCATTCTCTCCTTCATAATATCCTATAATAGTTTCAAAAGGTGAAAAGTATCTTGAAGCTTTACAAGTATCATAAACTTGTTTTTGCATTAAAAAATAATTTGCAACAAAAGCTGCAAGATCTTCTGATATTGCTTGACGAATGACTGTATATTTATTTTTTTTAAACGA